CGTCCACTTGGACGGCTGAAACTTTTTAACATATCCGTCCGGCATTGCCAGGGTATACCATGCTCCAGCGCTTGTCAGGTACTCGGACGACTTGACAGCATCAAACCATGACTCTTCGTCACGGATGCCTACGTCCTCTGTCCCCCACAAGATGCGGAACGCACACGACCTTCCTTGTGTGCCGAACCTCGACTTCTCCAGCTTTATTTTGACTTCGGATCCGATCCTAAAGCCCTTGTCATCCTCGATGAAAGAACTCTTTGCCTTGCGGCCCGTTAACCAGATCCGCAGCGAGTAAGAATAGTGCATTGCTTTACCACCCGGAGTTATATACGGGGTAGTCATAGCAATTATTCGAGCATTTGGTCCTTGCGGGATATTTGTTTTCAATTGATTGAGCACAATCAGGGTCGCGCGCTTGTCTGCCACGGGTATGACAAGCTTTGACATTCCCTTTGCGAGAATGCGTGCTTTCATCGCCATCGTTGATTGAGGGTTGAAATCTCCCTCAACGTCCGACACAGCGGGGGTGAATGCAAGAGAATCCCAGATGAAAACAAGCTGTTCATCAGTAGCCCCCAAGAGTTCCTCGATGGTCTCCAGCACAAACTCGACAGAGCTAGCTTGGATGTACATTAGGCGCTCTAGGTTACACCCTGCGCGCTCTAAAAAATGTGGGTCGATGGCTGACTCGGAATCAAAATAAATTATCAATTTACCTGACTTCTGGGCGTTTGCTGCGATCTGTGCAGCCATGTAAGATTTGCCTGTAGATTCTAATCCTGCGATCTCCGTGACCTTGCCGACAGGGATGCCAGCCACACGTCCACGACAGACAATCGAGTCCAACCAACGCGAGCCGGTTGGGATCCATTCTTTAACTTGTGTTGGGTTCTCGCCTGTTAAATCGTGTGCAACATTTCTGCCTGCTTTCTTGTTAACAAGCCCCATTAGGTCCTGCATTGCTACACGACCTGGCTTGGCTTTCTTCTTTGCCATGTGCCTCTCCTTAGTATAATCTATTATAACACAACTGCATACGATATGCAAAGGGTTTTAGCTAATTAAATAATTTTTAATCTTCTCTAAAAATTGAGGATCTTCCAAGTTAAATGGTGATCGCACTAGAGAAACTTTAAGTGCAGCCGTGAAACTATGCACACCATCAGATCCGCTGTGAGGTTTTATTCTAAATCTTATTCGCGATGTCTTAATTGCGTCTTTGAGCTGCAGCACTTCAAAATCCTTTTCTGCTTTTGCTGTTAAGGCGTAAACTCCCCTTCCTTGGATTTGAATTAGCACATCACCCTTAAGCGCATAATAGTTTTGAACCAATGCCGGATCAATCTGCAACTTCATATCGCTTTTGCCCCCAAACCATTCAGCCTGGAGTGCTAGCTTTTGGTTGCGTGTTCCTGGCATGCGCAATAGCCCAATGATATATTCGCCCCGTGTATTATAGTGAGGAGAACCTACGTTATTAATATGTTTGTCTTTTAAGTTAGGCTGAAGGACTTGAGTAAAAACACCTCCGTAGAGATCCGCATTCTCTATAAACTTCTTTGTCTGTACGGGTGTCCACTCTCTCTGGTCTATATCATACTTTAACTTAAACTGCCCGAAGTCTGCGCCGGAACTAGTCTTTAGTTCTAGTTTCATTTCTTTGCCATTTTTTGAAATCGTAAGATCGGATCCGGCACCAAAGCCAGCAGTCTCGATATTAAAACCCGGAAGAAGTTCATGTAAAACTCCAGCCACACGCGCTTCATAGTCAGCGCCCACTCCCGCCGCTCGACGTGTTTTAGGCTTCAACAGGAGATAAACATTTCCCAATTCTTTATCAAGCAATACGAACCGGCCAAAGCCGGCGCCGGGGGCGTTCGACTCCCACCTATAGCCCATCTCAATTAGCGTAGGCTCCATAAGCCTTTGCATTTCTTCTCGATCATCTGCACGAACGCGCAATATGGTGCTGCTCAGCTGTTCCACCTCTACATCAAAGGATGAAAGGAAATCTAGAACTTTGTCTATGTTTCGGGCGCCCGGTTGCTCTTCGGACAAAAAACGGTGGAACCCTTCTATCAATGCTTTCATTTGCATCACCCCGTAATTAGTATTTCGGAGGAAGAACCCATGGTTTTTTTACCAACATTCTTCATTCCATACGCCCACCCTGCGTGGATGTGCGGATAGTCTTTATAGAGTTCTCGAATCTTCTCACAATTATTATAAGACAGAACCCAACCGCTGCGTTGGGATAATATATCATAGAGACCTTGATGATCAAAATCAACATGAGTGTCACCCTTGTTCCCATACAACTTGTTCTTTCCTTTCTCCAGCAGATAAGGCGGATCAAGGTATAAAAAAGCATCCGGATGTTTTGGAATCGAATCCTTAAAATCTTCACACCTAACTGTCAAGTTTGGCTCCTTAAAGTTTCGAATCCGCTCAATAGAAGAGTCAGTAAAGCGCGCATAAGAGGCACGTTTTGACCACCCTCCTGAAAAAGTGGCGCCGGAAAAGCTGCTTCGGTTTATTGCATAAAACTTAGCGGCGTTATCCAGAGAGTAAGTAGATTCTGCCCGTAGTTCCTCCCTAATTCTATGAAAGACTTCTTTGAGCAGCCCTCTCTTTCCCTCGTAGTCATCATGTAAGACACGATAGCTATCGGCTGCGTCCGCTAGTTGGTCTGGGGTGCTCAGTAGAGATTCCCAAAACCACACTAAAGGTTTAAAGATGTCGTAGCCGTGAACCTTAGTTCCTCTCTTGGCCACCGCTAGCTCAACAGATCCTCCCCCAAGAAAGGGGGAGCACAGCTCCCCACAGTCTTCGGGTATAAGCGGCAAGATGTGCTTTACGGCACGGGACTTACCGCCGGGATAACGCAATGGCGTTTTCACTTACTTGGCCGCGGCAGAGACGGACTGCGGGCGCCACGACCCAGTATCAATCACCTCTTCAAATATGTGAGCACAGGAGTCCCAGAGGTTAGACCAGCATCCGAACTCGGCATGTCGAGAGTTAAAGCGCTTGCGAAAATACATAGAAAAGCGTGTCTCAAGCATGTTAAGAATCCTATACCCAGCCTCATCCCAGATGGCTTCCAAATCCTTGTCGGTAAATCCGTTTGCCAAAATTACTTTTCCAGTCTTACGATCCAGCTTAAGAACGTTCTTTAAAAGACCGTACATTACTGGCTGCATGTAATCCGGCAGTAGTGCGCCAGTTTGTGTGCTTCCGTCAAACGTTTGCTGAGCGAAAAACTTACGCTTAGTGACAACCTTATTCATATCAGCTTTGCCACTCTTACGCACAACCTGTAACTCATCGAATGACTCGGTGGTGGATGCATTTCTTTCGAAAGCGGACCGCAAGTTCTTCTGAATATAATCATTCATAGAAAGAATGCAGTCTGCATGCATGAACAACTTTTCAAAGTCATTACTCTTGTCTGCGTCTTCTAGAATCATCGTAGAGCGATAGCCCTTTCGCAAAATGTTGTGCATTTCATCGCCGGTATCCAACCAATCACTTCTTAGTGCCGGAACACCCGTGTACATCAAAGAAATAACACGATCAATTCGACACTCTTTCTTGATTAATGTGCCGCTGACATTCTTCTCGTTTTCTCGCCATCCGATATTTGCAGAAATAGCAGCATTGAGGGATCCCTTAAGGTTGTCAAAAAGCCCACGTTGGTTCTGTTCGCTGTTCAGCTTCTGGGTTTCTCGACTGTTCCACGTTTCAGCAGCCATGCGGATTTGACCATTGTTCTCAAAGAACGCATTTTCAACAAAGTTGATAACCACCTGCTGATCAATGGCGTTGGCTGCGCCTTGTAAAATTGCCTCAACAGTGTGTTGTCCGTCGTAGTGACCAGAGCCATCCTGCGTACAAGTGAAAGAAATCGTGTTTGCCTCCTTGTTATAATCAAACGAGTTGTCATCAATGACAATACAAACTCCTCCATTATATACAGCAAACCCGGGTGTTTCTTCTAGCGTCTTACGAATCGCCTTAACCTTCTTGGACTCACTGTTTAGAGCCCGAGGGTTGGTACCATTTTCAACATTGAAAAGGTCCATATGCTCAGACACACGAATATAAGCGTGGCCGAAGCGCGCCTCTTCTTCCGAGGCAGTGGCTACCGTCACAACTGACAGCGGCAAATCCACATCACTGTGGGTGTATAGTTCAAATGTATGCATTTTATTTCTCCTTTTTGTTTATAATTTGCATTTAGCTTCATCTGCCTATCTATAGGCGAAGCATCTTAACATCTCCATCATGGAGAATATGGTCTTTTTATGATCCTTGACCACTTTGGATATACTTAATATATCAAATTCTTATTGAGTTGTCAAGGACTTTTTGGTTATTCTTTTCCTATCATTAAAATTTCTCTAGCCTTTTTGGCGCTATGAGTTCCATCTTTGTTCTTCTTTCGTCTCCCGGCGGTGTATGTCACATCGAAATACATTAGTTTGTTGTCGCCGGTCATCTCCTCAAAAAATCTATCTCCAATGTCTCTATTAGACATTATAGCATATGCTCCCTTGCTTGTCGAGTCATTTAAGTACTGAACCACGCTTTTTTGTAGATCATCATCAAAGTCAACTCCGTACTGCGTAAAGGATCCTCTATACGGAGGGTCAAGGAAGACATACGCATTTTCTTTTACGTGTGTCAGAGTGTCCTTAAAGTCGCCTGAGAGTAGTGTGCAGTTTCTCAATGCTTTGTGCCACTCCATCACATTTTTCTTATCGTATACTTTGTCTTTCTGGTTTAAAAGCCCTGACGGTGTGCCAAAGCGGCCGTTGGTGTTCTTGTTAATCTGCCAGATTCCGTTGAATCCCGTCTTCATTAAAAAGTACAGGGCTGCAGCTTCCTCGGTCGCAGACCACTTAAAGTAATCGAATGCGTGTTCGTGGCGCAGTTCATAATAATATCTCTTCCTGTCTGCTTTTTCAAGAGGCAGGTATATTGCTGAGCATTGATCCATTATTTCAATAAATCTATGAACATCGTGTTTAATTGCTCGATAAATGTTCATGATAGAATCGTTGCTGTCATTCAAGTAGAACTGCGCACTTGGATTCTTGTTGTGCGCCCATACGAACATGGCGCCGCCACCAAGAAAAGGCTCCACATAACTATCAAAGTTGGCTGGGAGCCCATTGCTTTCTTGGTATTTTTTAAGAAGGCGTGTTTTACCGCCTGCCCACATAAATAATGGTTTCATATTGTTAAAAGTGTGAGGCACCTGATGACCCTGTGCCTCCCTGTGGGACAAGCCTGTTAACCAGACATCAACTCATCAAAGGCACGGTCTACATCACTTTGGGGACCTTTGCCATACTTAGTTGTCTCAGAAGAGCGGCCTTCAGCGGATTTGTTGCTGGACAGCTGCTCATCGAGAATTGCGTTGACTTGCTCGGGACTGAGACGCTCAAATAGCGACTCGAAATCAGGCATGCGGTCAAGGAGGGCGGGGATCGCATCCTTATCCTCAAGCAACGGCGAAGTATTACGACGCATCTTCAGGCTTGTTTGAGGGTAAGCACCGGGTTTAGTGGGCTTAGTGTATGTTAGTGTGATATCGGTTCCCTCTTGAATGTCAGTGACATCACCATACTCGGGATCGAGGATATATCCAAGCAGCAGTTCGTAGGCGGTCTTTCCATATCCATAGACCTTAATGCCCTCCTCTTCTCGACCCCGTACAACGACAGGCGAAAAGTATCGCTGGCGCACAAAGAGTGACTTTGCCAACTTCTTGCTTTCCTCGTCGTTGTTGTCGCTTCCTTCGCGCCAGAGCGCAGAAGCGAATTCACAAATGGGGCAATGCTCACCAAAGTTTCGCTTCGGACATAAAATGCCCCCACGGTGCTCACCCACATTATAGTGGAAGAACATTTCCTTTAGTGGATCACCATCCGGTGTCGGGATAATACGAATGTCCGTATCTCCGTCGTCCGGCCTAAAC